CCTGCCTATAATTCTTCATTCTTTATCTGATTTTTCCCATCTTTACGGACCTTCTTATTCTGTCGGCGCTTCCCGAAAGGTCTCAAATGCTTCCACCATTCCACTGTTTTAACCAATCCCCTTCCTTTACTTGCACTTGCCATAACGTTATTTACTGATTGCTTAGCTGCCTCATATTTCTACGTATTCAGGAGCGATCTCGGCAATCTCAGCGCAAAGGCTTTCGATTTCTTTTTGAGACATCTCTTTAGCCATCTTTTTTAATTTAGCCACCTCTATATAAAATTTTTGATATTGCTCGCCTTGGTTTAAATAATCTTTTGTTTTAAGGTCGTAAATAAAAGCATCATAGACTTCGTATCTTGTAGAGTCTATACACTTTTCTATAGGCTCAAACAAAGAATTACCCACTACATAAGTGAAGATATAATTAGGGTCTACTTTTATTTTTACTCTGGACATCAACCCATATTAACCTCCACGCATTTTATGTCCACTAAAAAATCCTGATCCTGCTTCTTATTTTGGAGACATGCCTACTCTTCTCTAAAACAGATCCACCTTCTCGACTCCCTCCTCCATTCGTATTACCTTCTACAGTCTTGACATAACCGCTAGCGTCTACATCCCCGACAGCTAAACCAATATGAGAGAACTTGAACACAACAATATCCCCCGCTTTTATATCCTCATTAGTTGGCTTACGAAGCTCCACACCTTTACCTGATTGCTGTTTAGCCCAGTTTTCAAAATCCCAAGCCCCAGCAGTTTTAGGGCGTTTACAGTCTACATCTTTTTGTTCGATAGCTTCTCTAACCACCCAACAAATGAAAGCCGCACACCACGGCCAAGCTTCTTTTGGATCTAACCAAGTGGCAGCTTTGTATTCGTTCACTCTAGGACCACAGTTTGTCCCGTCTACTTCTGAGACTCCTATCTCTCCTCTAGCTATAGAAACCATGATATCAGCGATACCCCCACTCGTCGCAGAGCCATGATCCTTAGACAACTCTGCGAGTATAGCATTCCAAGTAATTGGTCCATCACGCCCATCAGAAGAAACGCCGATTAAGTTTTGAACAGCTTTGATTACTTCTTTCTTGCCTTTAAAATCCATTTCTTTATTTTTTAATAAACTTATCGGGGTTTTTAGCGAATTTTTCCCCGATCCGAACAATGCCAGTAATAACTTCTGGACTAATGACCCCAATGATACCATAAGTAATAGCTTTAGTTAAAGATGAAACGTCTGTTTGCTCTAGGACAAACCAAGCGATAGTAGCAGCTATAGCCGCTGTTATGATTTTCTTGAATTGTTCCACATAAGACATATCTTTGTTAGCGTGTAGTAATCTAGCGCACATAGCAACTGCGCCTATACAAGAAACAATCCATCCGCCACTTATAAACTCTTTAAGTATAGACTTCTCTGGCTCCATGTTATACTAATTACACTTTATAAAAAAAAAGCCCACTTTCTAATAATGTTTTTTCAAATATTAATTATTTGACCAAATAAACTTCCCGTTCAAGACGGCGAAACCTTGCATCTGAATGCCAGATCTCATCAGTATTAGGTGTATAAATACCTTCTTTAGTCAGAATCGACTCCCCTTTCTGTAGTTTCAGAGTGGAAGGTTGATAAATATTTAAATCGCGAACGTTCAGAGATGAGTCTTTCGCGCAAGAGGTCAGCCCAATCAGAGTCATTACTAGTGCCACTTTGCCTGAGATTTTCAATTTCTTTAATAATTTCATATTCTTCTTTCTTGTGTTCTTTTTCTAAATCATAATAAAACCGTTTATTCTTTAGGATTAAGAATAGTTCTAAAGATTTTAAAAGAGATTTAATTAAATGCAGCATTAAGCTTCTACCCCGTTAGTGTATATCTTCTTCTCTGTTTTTTCTGCATCATCAGCCACTTGAGTTACATAACCATCCACTACTCTTGCACAAGAGATAGCCCATTCGCGAGACCCTTTGAGTTTAGCACTGTAAGCGTGATGATATTCTCCTTTTCGAGTATATACTTTGTAAAAAATAGTTTTTGTTTTCATTTGTTTGGTATAAATTCTAAAGAAATATTACCGACATTTTTTTTATTGTCCGATAGATGCCCATAGATAATAACAGATTTAGATAAAAAATCAATGCCTTTTTCGTCTAGAAGGTAAATGGTCTCGCCGTCAGAGAACTCTCTTAGCAGCCCATGCTTGATTTTTTTTGTCCCGCGCAATAGAAGATCTTTGCCCATTAAATGGGCAGTGGTCTTATTCGCCCCCACAACTTTGAATTTAATTGTCATTATATCTCTATTACACCAAACAACAGTGTTATTTTCGTCGTTGAATATTATGACTTTTTTATCATACCTTTCAATGAATTTTTTAAAGGAGTTTTTTTTGTGTTTTCTTCTTATATTGCTTTTGATATAATTTTTGCCTAATTCTTTCATGGCGTGATCAAATATACCTCGCGCAGTAGCCATCAAATCAGGACTGCTAAAACTTTTTGTGATCATAAATATGAACGTTAAATCTAAATAATCCCCAGCATCTAAGATAAAAGCGGCCACTTTGAGTTTAGAGTTTTCTTCGACAATATAAACCTCAGAATTCCTACAATAATTAACAAATAAAGCCTCTATTTTCTGTCTCCTTAAATGAGGAGACCGTATATGATCTAGATCATAAGGCTTAGAGCTTAAAAAGAAATTATAAAATTCGAGTTTTAACTCCTCGCTGTAGTTTTTTAGATGTGTAATTTTCACTTCTTTTTAATATTATATACTAATAAAGTGTAAATTACATTATGGCGGAAGAAGGAAAAAACAAAGTAGCACGTAGTTTATTAGACCTACAGCCGACCGCATTATTAGAACTGTTTAGAGTTTACCCAGATAGGATTAATAATCCAACCGTATGGTTAGGGTTTCATGGAGGATCTGTCTATTCTGAATCTATCCAGTGGCAAGGTTTTAAATATTTGCCTTTAGCTATGGAGAGCGAGGGGTTTGATATATTAGGAGATGGCAAATTAGCTAGACCCAAAATCCGTGTAGCCAATCAAAATAATATCATTACCCAACTCCTTCAGGTACATAAAGATTTTAAAAATGCCAGCTTTGTTAGAAAAAGAGTATCCGTAAAATTTATTGATGATGAAAACTTCGAGGGGGGTAATCCTTTTGGTGAAGCTGACCCTAAAGCAGAATTGACAGATGAAACTTGGTTGATGGGCAGGAAAACCCAAGAGTCTAGATTGTTCGTAGAATTCGAACTTAATTCTCCGTTAGATCTTGAGGGGTTCAGCGTTAATTCTCGTAGCGTTGTTTCTAAATTCTGTTATTGGCAATACAGAGGAGAGGGGTGCAGGTATCAAGGTCTTCCTATAGAGAGAAGTGATGGCGAAAACTTCCAAGACCTCAGTGGAAGTGGGGTAGCGCCTAATTATACCCCAGTAGGTGGCGCAGGTTCATTTTTTAATAGCTCAGATTCTATATGGGCTGCGTCAAAACCGTATAGTAAAGGCAATATAGTAATAACACAAAGTTCTACTATTTTCTTAGCTAACCCTGATCCCAATATACAGGGAGAGAAATTAAAAACAGCATACGTCTGCGTCCAAGATAATTCAGGACAATCGCCAGAAGACAACCCCAGCTTCTGGCAAAGAGATGGGTGTACTAAAAAACTTTCCGCATGTAAAAAAAGATTTAATGAAATCGATTTACTAGGATTTATCGAAGGACAAAATATCAATAGCGGTTTTAACGCTATCCATATTTCTGGCATGACAGCTTCAGACGAAGCCGATAAATTAGTGCAACCCAATAAGCGTTCAAATTTAATTCCACTTCATACAGGACTATTTCATACTAATGCCCCAGAATTGATAGGCCAGCTAACTGGACAATTTACCATCATGGGTTGGGTTAATATCAATAATATCAGCCCAATAGGGGCAGGAATATTAAGCACTTCAGCGAGAGATGACCAAAACTGGCCAAATAATCAATTTTTAAACATCAACGCTAATACGACTTTACTTAATAATAAAGGGAATAAAAAGACCAAAGGCGATAAAACTAATCAGATCTCAGCTAATTATATGGGTTATCAGATAGATGTTGATAAAGAGAGTTATAATAGAAACGCCTATAGAACTATAAGTCTACACGAAGAACAAAACGCTGGAGATTCTAGAGAATGGATGCAATACATAATAACAAATAGCGCGGGAGATCCCGCTATTAATGGAATAGGAGAAGACGCAAACACATTGATTAAGTTTTATGTAAACGGAGTAAATCAATCAACCAGCACAGTGACTTTAGGAGGGAATAAAATTAATGGAAATCTAGGTAATTTTGCTAGCTTAACACAAAGAAAAGCTATGACTTGGGGGCAGAACAGCGAAAAAGCCTTACCTCAAACTTTTATGTTAGGCGCTGTCGAGTATTACCCAGGGAGATTAGGATACAACGCACCCACAACATACGCCTCCACGACCTCAATGAATGGAGCGCTTGGGCCTTGGGCTTTATGGAATAGACCTTTGAATGATGAAGAGATAAGCTATCTTTACAAAAGGATACCAAGCCCAAATAGTGTTAATAATCCTTTTGATTTCGCTCCTCGAAATTATTATGAATGCACTGGGCGCTTTGGAACGCTAACTGGTAGTGGTATCGGATCACTTTCTTACGGTAAGGATAGCTTAGTCGCTTGGTGGGATGCTTCAACTGGATTGATACCTTCTACAAGTACTATCGGGATGTTAGATATCCACACAGGAGATATTCATTTGACGGGCAGTGGAGAATTTAAAGGCATTCTCCAAGATTATAAAGAAGCCCCACTAACTCTTATTCAAAACCCAACGCCGACATTCCCTAATTTTGGGGGTTTTCCTGGGACCGATGGATTCAGCTATGCAAGAAATACACAAATGTAAAGGGGAGGTTACGGCCCTACATAAAATAAAAGAAATGTCTCATAAACATTTTAAACAGGAAATCTGTGGATTTTTAGGTTATGATCATGAGAAAAAAGAATTTATAATTCAAAAAGAGGATAATATCGCGACAGACCCTCGATCACATTTCTTAATAAACCCTCTAAGCTATTTACTGTTTAAAGATTCTTATATTATGATAGCGGTTTTCCATAGTCATATCGTAGGGGATGAAACAGAATCTGAATTTGATGTCAAAATGTCAGACAATTGTTGCCAGCCATTTTTGATATATAGCCTTAACACAAAAAAAATAAATATTTATACGCCCGAAACTATAGAATCAGATGTAAATATACTAGAAAGGATAAAGGCTGTAAAATGACGATAGTAAATATACATGGAATTCTAGCGAGGGAGTTTGGAAACTCATTCTTATTAAGCCTACCTAACCCGAAAGATGTTTTAGAGGCTATAGATTGTAATAAACAAGGGTTTTTGCAAAGATTAGTGGAACTACAAAGAGAAGGTCTTTGTTATGATATGATTATCAATAAAACGAAAATTAATAA